TTCCTGACTGGGAGTTGCAACCCTTTCAGTTCTCTAGTCCCGCAGAGGCCTATCAGGAGTTTTTGAGGAGTAGTAGCAATGGGACCGATTGATTTCGATCTCGTGCAATTAATTCTCTTCCTGATATCTCTCTTATTGGTGCTCTTACTACCTAATGACATTAGCTAGGGAGTCGAGTGTCTTTACTGCTGGAGGTATTTACCTCGTTGAAACTTTGTTTCAGTTTGGAGCACCATGCCTACGAAAGATACTTCTGTTTATAAGCAAGTCCGCGTTTTCAAGATTGACAACTCATCCGCCCCGGATGGAAATGATTCCGTTGGCATCTATCAGATGCTTACTCGGAAACTTATCCGCACGAGGTCAGGGTCGAGCTTGCCAAATTGGAGGCAACGGATTGCTGATCATCAGAGTGCTACTACCGCCTTATCGGCGGTTTGGCAGTCTCTTTCTATAAAGCGTGGTTTCATAAGGTTACGTTGCAAGAAGGCCGTTATTCCTGGCACCTTGCCTCTCCACAGAGAAATCTGGGGAGATATTGCGGGGCTTTCTATTTCTTTAGCCCCAACACACGTACCCTTTGCTTCAAAAGCAGAAGCTCGGGCATCCGCAAAGTTTTACTCGCAGGTGAAAGAAGCCCAACAGAAGATGTCGGGCCCTACCTTTCTCGGTGAGTTGAGAGAAACAATGCGTATGCTACGCAGACCCGCTGAAGGTTTGTGGAAAGGTGTTGAACGTTACGCGCAAGACCTTGAGAAGGCCAACCGGTTAAACCGGAGGCGATACTTCAAAAAGGATCAACCGCGATACATTCGTAATCTTACACAAACCGCTGGCGAGCTCTGGCTTGAGCGTGCTTTCGGCTGGTTACCCCTCATGCACGATATCGAAGACGCTAAGAAAGCACATAATTCTCTCTTTGAAAAAGAGAGAATAGTGCGTCTTAACGCCGGAGGTATGGACATGAAGGATTTAACCTACCCTTCTTCTAGTAACGGTTTCAGTTTTGGGATGTTTTATAACTACCAACAGGTAGATTTTACAACCCATACTGTACGTTACAGGGGTGCCGCAAGGGCTCAGGCTGCAACGACCGCGCAGGACAGGTTGGCTCGTTTTGGTTTTACACCTAGCGAGTTCATCCCTACTGCTTGGGAGCTTCTCCCATGGTCGTTTCTCGTCGACTACTTCGCCAATATTGGCGATATTCTAAGCGCGTCAACCACTGATACATCGAGTGTCATTTGGGTCTCTAGGTCAGAAACCCTCTACACTCAGCGAGAGCTGAAGTGTTATTGGGATATGTCCCGGATCTCAAGTGGCTACGATAATTATGTGATTACGCTCTTAGAAGGTCAGCCGGGCAGTGCAATATGGTCACATAAAACCGTGACCCGGGGGGGCTCTGGTATACCAAATATCCCATCCCTCTATCTTACTGTTCCGAGCAACCCATGGCGTCTTGCAAACGTTGCGGCTCTACTCGCTGCAGTAGGTTTAAGTACCCACCCACAGAAGCTTTCGGGACGCAACTACCGATTGTAGACGTGGATTCCCTCTTGTTTTAATCGTAGGATATCCTATGTCATTTGCTCTCACTACACCCGTTACGGGTGGTGCACAGACGGGCTTTACGGCCCCTACCTATACGCTTGTTACTGACACGGCCCCCACAGTAAATGGGAAGCAGTGGGCAGTTTCGGCATTAGGCGGGACTCAGACCGGTGTCGTTGTGCATTCTGTAGCCTCTCCGTTCACGGTCACTTTTAGTCGGCCTGCCTCTTTCAAAGTTCTTGGAAAGGCAAATCCGATTACTAATGTGGTCGCTAACGTTCCCACCAACGTGTATAAGATGCTCGTCCGAAAGGGCGTGACTGTGCTAGCTGGTCAACCGTATGCGCTTGCGTTGGGCCGTGCAGAATTTGCAATTCCTGCTGGCTCAGACACTGCGGATGCGGCTAACCTCAGGGCCATGTTCTCACTTATGGTAGGTGCCATGACTCAGCAAAGTGCTGGGATTGGCGATACTGCCGTAAGTGGTATCATCTGAACATTCTTAAATCGTTGTTGTGAACACGGAGGGTTACTATGTACATTGATACTGGTAAACTGAGTTCCGTACTTGCAGCTGATCTAGTTGCTTCTGGCTGGAATGGTTATTTACAACCATATCCTGGTCAACCTGTTCGTCAGTTTGCTATGTCTGCCTTAGCCAAAAGTAGTATCAAGAAGTACCTTCCTGGTACACTTGATACATCTCCGGCGGGTGACCTAGCTGCCCTTAATCTCTTTTTGGAGATTAATGAACGCTGTCGTACTTGGTCTTTCCAGTCCCAGCTTCGCAACGAAGTGGAGGAGATTGCATTAGGAGAAGCAAAAAAGCTCCTTTACAATTTCTTCTACCCCATTAAACAAGGTGAGTCTGATGTTGGACCTACCTTGCCTCCCGATTTTCGGTTGAACTCTGGAGAAATCTGGAAGTCAACCGGTTGCGGGCCTGGGGCGGCTGTCGGCACTCGAGGAACAAACTTTTACTTTAAGTTTGCCACTTCTGAGCTAACAGCTACAGATCAGTCACTGTTCTTTCTATATGAACAGATGATTCGCTCTTATCCTACTTGGAAGGCGTGTGAAGATTTCCGCCAGACACGTAAGGGTAGGCAAATCATTGCAGGTAGTCGTCTGTCTTTTGTTCCGAAAACGAGTAAGATTAGCAGATGCATATGCACCGAGCCTATTCTGAATATGTTTTTTCAGAAGGGTATACAAGGATCCCTTGAAAGGGGTTTGAAGGAAGTCATTGGTATTGACTTCTCGAACCAACCTGACGAGAATTCTTTGTTAGCTCGTATCGGATCAGAAACTGGAAGATTTGGTACTATCGATCTTCAATCAGCTTCTGACTCGATGTCTATGGCCTTAGTGAAGGAATTCTTTCCGAGAAGAGTTTTTGATCTTCTTAGTAGGTTTCGCTCACCAAAAACTGTCCTTCCAGATGGTCGGACTATAGACTTGCATATGGTGTCCTCTATGGGGAATGCTTTTACTTTCCCTTTACAGACACTTTTCTTCTCTGCTATTGTCTTGGGCGCCTATCGAGTTCTTGGTATTAAACCAAAACACTTTAGAGGACGCTTCGGCGGTGAAAGCAACTTTGCCGTCTTCGGAGATGATATTATCGTGGAACGAGAAGCTTTTAATCTTGTTTCGCGCTTGTTATCTATTTCCGGGTTTACCGTTAACCAAGACAAGTCCTTCAATGAAGGACTCTTTCGCGAGTCGTGTGGTTCTGACTATATGTCAGGCCATAACGTTAGAGGGGTCTTTATTCAGAGCCTCAATGACGCTAACGACTTGTATTCAGCCATCAATCGCTTCAACCGTTGGTCTGCACGATGGCAGGTTCCCCTACCCATAACTGTCGGTTTTCTACGTAAGAAGTGTAGGTTTTTGCCTATTCCTTATGACGAAGATGACTCTTTTGGGATTAAGGTTCCTGTTGCC